CGTAAGTATGAAACGGCAGCGCCATGAATGATGTTGCTTCTCATGATTTTCCTTGGACTGGCACGGGCGGTCTCAGTGACACGCAGAGCTATTCTTGGATTGTGCTCAATGCGGTGCACGATAGATTGGCAGCCTCGTCATTCTTTAATGGCTTTGCTTGCAAGCGCATTAGTAGCGCGCTACCTATTGAGTCTGATTTTCAAGTGCCATTTTTGGGTGTGTTTCTGGGCGAAGAGATGATGAACCCAGATGGAGACATCAATGCCGGTGATGTGCGTTTTATCCACAACTTTGTAATCGGCATTCAGATTGTGGTTAGAAACAATGATCCAACCGCGATGCTGGCCAAGCTTGATCAAGCGTCTTGGTTTGCACTCAATCAGCTGTTGCGCGACAACACCTTGATGAATAGATTGATGACTACGCTGCCAGACAATGTTACGATTGAAGGTTTGCCGCGCATACGGTTCCGGCCGGACATTTGGGGATTGTCTGGAGCGCGCAATGAGACGCCAATTGGCGAGCGGCTATTTTGGCTGACCTATCAGTTGCGAACCTGGTGGGCCCCGACTGATTTTCCAGACTTGCAGCGGATTGTTGCCACGACTGCGTTTCCACCTGGTGGGGATGCAGCAGAACAAGGCAAGGTTCAACAGATTCAGGTTGTCTATGAATTCAACCCGGATCCAGTTCCCACACCACTACCCGATACACCGGCACCATGAGGAGATACTAAAATGGCTTACATGCAACAGAAAGTGAATCAACAGGTCAATCGGCCTGCGGGCAGGAAGGTTCATCCGGCGCGGTGGAAGGCAATCGTGGAAGCTAGAAAGATTCCACGTGTTCGCGTGGAGCCAACCAGCGAAGAATATCGCAGGGCCATCAAACATCCTAATGGCATGGCTTTTCGTCCTCAAGGTTCGGTGGAATGGCCGAATGATCGTTTCACTCAACGGCGCATTGCCGAAGGGTCCGTCAAAATTGTTGAGTCAGCTGAAGGCAGACAAGAGCGGCAAGCGCGCAAGCCCGCTCCCGCGCCTCAGAAGTAAAAGGTCGTAGCGCGCAATCACAACATGGAGGCAAGCTATGCCTATTTCTTTCTCGCAGATCCCTGCGGACCTAAAAATTCCACTCTACTGGGTGGAAGTCGATCCGAGCCAGGCTGGTATCCCTATGATCCACCAGCCCAGCTTGCTGGTGGGCACGATGCTTGCAGCCACTCAATCTGTAACCACGGCTGTGGTCGCGGCTGGCGGCACAGGCTATGTGGTGGGTGATATCATTTCGCTGACTGATGGGGTACATCTTACGGTGGCCACCGTGACAACAGGCGCGGTTGCTACAGTCACAGTCACCAATGGTGGCGCGATTGGAATTCACGTCACTCCACCGCCCAATCCAGTCCCACAGCTTTCGTCCAGTGGCGCGGGCAGTGGCGCAACATTCACTTTGACCTGGGTGGCTAATCCAGTTGGTCCAACTGTAGGCAGCGCGTTGCCTTCGGTGCCGATTGCGATTGGCACTCAAGCCCAAGCCGACAATGCATTTGGTCAAGGCAGCGAAGTTTCGCGCATGTTCAAAACCTTCTTCGCCAATAATTTTGCGAATGAGGTCTGGGGCATGGGCATTCCAGAAGCGCCTGGGTCAGTTGCAGCAACAGGCCCAATTACGATCACCACACCGCCAACAGAAGCCGGAACGATCAATCTCTATATTGCTGGCCAAGCGCTGCCGGTCAATATCTCTCCGTCTGATCTGGTGTCTGAGATCGCTGCAGCAATTGTTGATGAGATCGAGCAGACAGAAGGGTTGCCGGTCACTGCCACTGCGGCTGGTGGTGTAGTGACGTTGAAGTGCATTTGGAAAGGCGTGAATGGCAACGACATCCGTGTGGATTTGAATTACTATGGGACCATTGGTGGCGAGCGTACCCCGATTGGTCTTGTTATGTCGCTGCCGCCAACCGGTTTCCTTACTGGTGGAGTAGGAGTGCCGGACTTCACTGCAGCAATCTCGGCGCTGGGCGAGAAGAATTTTGAATATGTAGCATTGCCCTACACCGATTCAACCAGCCTCAATGCCTGGGAACAGGAGTATGGCTTTGAGGATATTGGACGGTGGGGATGGCGACGGCAGCTCTATGGTCATGTCTTTTCTGCCAAGCGGGGAGCTTATTCTGATCTGATTACATTTGGTCAGACCCGCAACAGCGGTGTGACTTCCATCATGGGCTTTGAAATGACATCACCCTCGCCAATTTTTGATTGGGTGACGGCCTATGTGGCCAAGGCACAGCGCGCCTTGATCAACGATCCAGCACGACCGTTGCAGACTTTGTCACTCAACACGATTAAGTTGGCGCCGCTGCAGGATCGGTTTGATACAATCGAACTCAACTCGCTGGCAGAGAGCGGCATTGCGACGCAAAAGGCTGGATCAGACAATCAGCCTATGATCAGCCGGGAGACTACGACTTATCAGCTCAATCTGTATGGGTATACGGATGATGCTTATGAGCTGGTCACTACCCTGGCAACCCTGGCAAGGTTGATTCGCAATCAGCGTCAGGCAATCACATCGAAGTTCCCGCGTGTGAAGCTGGCAGACGATGGTACGCGTTTCGGCCCAGGTCAAGCAATCGTAACACCAGGCATCATCAAAGGTGAGTTGATCGCTGAGTACGTTGAAGACATGTGGGTTGGTCTGGTCGAGAACCTGCAGGCGTTCAAGGCTAATCTGTTGGTGGAGCGTGATCCAAATGATCCAAACAGGGTCAATGTACTCTACGGTCCAGACTTGATCAACCAACTCCGGGTGTTTGCGGTGTTGGCTCAGTTCCGCTTGCAGTATGATCGCGGAATTGATACTCAGATCATTGGGCCAAATCCGGGCACGATTGGTGTGACTGGTACCCTTCCAACGTTCGGCTTGCAGGGTTAAGGCAGCTCGGCGCAACGTTTCGGTCCTGCGTTGCGTCCTTTTTTTAACAGGAGGAGGTAGACCATGGCGATTCGTTTCGCTGGCATTGCATTCCTATCAGTCGATGGGAATCAATATCAACTGCGCGGCAACTTCACAGTGTCACCCAGCCCAGTAGAGCGCACCATGATTGCTGGGCAGGATGGGGTGCATGGGTATCAAGAATTGCCCAGGGTGCCTTACATTGAGGGCGATCTATCGACAGTGCCTGGGCTGAACTTTGAAGACCTGCTCACTCAGGTGAACAGTACGGTGATCGCTCAGTTGGCAAACAACAAACAATACACTCTCCAGGGTGCAACTGTGAAAGGCGGTTTCGAGCTCAACACTCGGGACGGCCAGGCACGGGTGCGCTGGGAGGGCATCACTTGTCTTGAGATCAACTTGTTCTAAATGGAGAAGCTTATGAGTATGCAGCCTCAGCGGGAGGGGTTTGTAGAACCGTCAAAGCCAGTGACTGGCAATGGGGGCAACGGGCCGGTCATTGATCAACCGCCAATTGAGTCAGCACCACCGCCAGCTCCTGTTGAGACTTGGCCGGTGCGGGTCAAGTTGCTGCACAGACCAGTCAAGAACATGCGCGGGGAGTTGATCCACGAACTTGTGTTTCGTGAGCCAACTGGCGGTGACATTAATCGTTATGGCAATCCTTGCCGCATCAATACAGATGGCGATGTCATCATTGAGCCGCAGGCGATGACGCGGGTGATGGGAGCATTGAGTGGCATCTTGACGCCCAATTTGGATGCTATGGACCCGCGCGACTGGAACTCGTGCGCTTATCGATTGCGAAATTTTTTCTTGCCAGAGGTGGCGGCCTGGTTGGATCCGATGAGTCAATGATCCTAGACTGCTATCGTCTGGCGAAATATTATTCCACCTCTCCTGAAGTCTTCCTCAAGCTGCCGATTAGTGAAGTCCAGCTTCATCTTTATCGGACTATTCAGCTCACCTCCTTGATGCAACGCGAGCAAGAAGACAATGACTGATATTGTCTATCATCGGCATCATCTTCTGCCTTTGCACATGGGTGGACTTGAGGATGGGCCTACAGTTCTCCTGACAATTAAACAGCATGCAGAAGCTCACAAGGAATTGTGGGAGGAGCATGGACTTTGGCAAGATTGGCTAGCATGGAAGATGCTCAGCGGGGCAATCAGTCAGCAAGACGCAATCAAAATAGCAATTGTTGAAGGGGGCAAGATTGCGGCTAAAAATCTTGCAGGCAAAAAGCGCTCCATTGAAGCGTGCCAACGCATGAGTGCTTCAGCGAAACGTAAACGTGGTGGAATGACTCATCTTCGTTCTGTGGAAGTGCGAACTAAAGCGAATTTGTCAAATTTAGGCAAAAAGCGCTCTGCTGCAACAAAGAAAAACATCTCTGAGGCGATGATTAGGCGACCCAAGAAAAATTTTGTGTGTGAGATTTGCGGCACGCCTTTTATGGCAGTTTATGCAAAGTATTGTTCGCAGAAATGTAACATGAACAGTTATCTGAGGCGACTTCGTGGCTGAATTTGAAGAGTTACGTATCAATGTAAAGACTGAACCGGAAAAAGCTTCCGAGAATGCTCGGCAGCTGCAGGACGCTTTTCGTCAAATAGGAGGCACTCAGCAAACTGAACAGTTTGAAAAACTCGGACGTCAGCTTAAGTTAACTGAAAAGCAAATTAAGGATCTAGGCGAAGCGCTCGGCAAGCCGCAATCGACCCTGCAAGCTTTTGCCACAGGCTTTGGTAAAGCCGGAATGATAATGGGGGCGTTTGGGGTCGCGATCAAAGCCGCCCAGATGGCGGCAGACCAATTCAACAAGGTTGCTGGCGCGCATCTTGAAATTCAAAATCAAGCTAACCGGATGGGTGGCATTCACGCTGCGCAGCTTAACGAAGACATCAGAGCAATGGAGCGCAACTCCATTGAGCGCTCGCGCAGCGTGTCTATGATTGAAAAATTTAACGAGAAGATGTTAGACTTTAAGGACAAGACGACGGGCTTTCGCCGCAGCATATTGGAAGACGTTCAAGGACCATTTGTTGATGTGGTGGAAAAGCACTTTGCTGAACTTCAGAAAGCGCCCAATCTTGAAGAGTGGATGAACCTGGTACGTCGGTTCGGGGCAGAAATTGAAAAGTATTATGCAGAGCGCGGCGATAAGCCACGGGGCGCGGCAGAACGTCGTAAGTATTTAGAGAAATGGTTCGGGTTGCCCGATATCATGCAGATGAATGAAGATTTCAAGCAAGTTTCGGAAGACACTAAGAAGGCCTGGGACGAGCAGCAGGTTGTGCTTACGGAATATTGGCGGGTGACTTCAGAGATTTCTGACAATTGGGAAAAGATTCTCAGTGGCATTATTCATGTAACGTTAGAGGATTTGGGAGTCAACAAAGCACTGATCGCTTTCGGCGAGGTCTTGGAGCGCGGCGCGCGCGAGCACACTGATCTGGGTGCGATGACTGCTGAGCAGC